AACCAACCCTTCTATGTTCCACCTGGGCAGTCAGCATCAGGTACAGCTTGGAGGGTAGGAAGTATCACAGGAGCAGTAGCCAATGGTGTGAGGGTTGACATGATCATTGACTCTATCTACTTGACCATTGTGCCTAACAATAACATCGTGGCCATTGGTGGTACCTTGGAGGTCAATGACTATGTGCCTAAGAAGATAAAGCAGAGTGACTTCGTGAAGGGTATCTTCAACATGTTCAACCTATACGCAGATGTCGATAAGGTACAGCCTAACACCATCAACCTCATCCATCGTGATGACTACTATGATTCAGGTGCCGAGGTAGACTGGACCTACAAGCTAGCCAAGGACCAAGAGCAGGAGCTGTCATTCCTGCCTGAGCTAACAAGCAAGAAGCTCATCCTCACGTATGCACCGGATAAGGATAACCCTAACGAGACCTACACCAATGCTACCAACCAAATCTATGGACAGGCTGAGGTAGTCTTTGACAATGAGTATGTGAAGGAGGTGACCACTAAGACCGTACTCTTCAGCCCTACCCCTGTGATACGTACACCATTCAACGCATACGTGCCAATGATTGCAGGGCAAACGCCTAAGAATAACATCCGCATCCTGTATGACAGTGGTGTTATGAAGTCATGCAATGCGTACAACATCTATGACTATGGTTTGGTTGGTCAGAGCAACGTTATTACCTATCCATATGTAGGTCACTTCGATGACCCATTGCTCCCTACCTTTGACATTAACTTCGGTACCTGTTCATTCTACTACTACAACCCTACAAGTCTAACGGAGAACAACCTCTACAACAGATATTGGAGGCGGACCATGGGGCAGATTAACAACGGTAAGATGTTGACTGCTATGTTCAACCTCACTGAGAGTGACATCCAAAAGATGAAGCTCAATGATAAGATTAGGATTGATAACTCATGGTGGAACATCAACAAGGTCATTGACTATGATGCCAATGCTACCAAGCTCACGAAGGTAGAGCTCATCAGCATAGATACAGAGATTGACTTCATGCCATTCAGTGCAGGATTCAATGAGCCCGGTATTGGATTACCTAACGTTGGACCTATCCAACAGGTAGCCAATGATACTATCATCAAGCAGAAGAGTGCCTATGCCAATGTAACAGGTGAGGGAGGTATGGAAGGTAGCATCATAGGTAAGGGTAACATAGTGCCTCCAGGATTCAAGACATTGATAGTAGGAGATGGGTACGATGTTACAGACAATGGTATAGTGGTGGACAACCTAGTTGTGCGTAACAGCTACAACGGTATACCGATTGACAATACACCCAAGAGATACATGGCGAACCTAACACAGGCAGGGATAGCTAACCCTACAGCATGGGTATTAGAGGGTAGCTTCGGTACCATCACATGGGTAAGGATAGCACAGGGGCAGTATTGGGGATACCTTGACCAGTATGACCCATTGGTTCCACTGACTGAGCTATCGGTTATGATTAGCAGTAACATCTTTGACGGGTTGATCACTGCACAATACCTACCTGCTAACCAGGTGATAGAGGTATTCACCACACAGATAGGGGTAGGCTTAGTAGATGGCTACCTCAATAGTACAAGTATAATGATATATTACTTCCCACAATAATGAATAGCGTAGAGATTCCATTAAAGGTCCAAGGTATTGGGCAGATAAGAGCAGAACTAAAAGCCTTAAAGAGTGAGTTAGCCAATGCTACCGACCCTCAAGAGATGGCTAGACTTGCTGCACAGGCAGGGGTCTTGAGTGATAAGCTGAAGGATGCCAATGAGAAGGCGGCAGTGTTTGCCACAGGCTCCAAGTATCAGCAGTCCAGGAATGCATTTAGATCCATGAAGGATGACCTCATGGAGCTTGACTTCGAGGGAGCACAGGAAAAGGCTAAGATATTTGCAACCACCTTGGGGAGCATCAACCCTAAGGAGCTCGGTAAAGGTTTCGGTCAGTTGATGGGTACCATGAAAACCTTGGGAGGGGCCTTCATGAGGTTAGGGATGCAGATTATGGTTAACCCTATCTTCCTCATTGTGGCTGCGGTAGCTGCTATCATTGCCATCATTGTGATACTCATGAAAAAATTCGGAGTCTTAGAGAAAACTCTTGAGGCTACCATGAAGCCATTGAACCTACTCATCTCAGGACTTGAGGCATTGACTGATTGGTTGGGATTAACTACTGCTGCACTCGATAGAAATGCTGCTCAAGCTAAGAAAAATAATGAGACAGTAGCAGAGAGCAGTAAGGAAAGAGCTGAGCTTGTATCCGAAAGCTATGAGCATGAGATTGCCATGGCTAAATTAGCAGGTAAGGATACCACTAAGATGGAGCTTGAAAAGAGTAAGATGCTAAGCCGAGAAGCTAACAAGCGGAAGGAGGCAGCCAAGGCTGAACTTGATGCACTTGCATACGATAGGAGTAAGGATGGGATGAAGCGGAAGAAAGAGCTACAGGACCAAATCAATGCAGAGAACAAGATACTCCGTCAAGGTGCCAATGAGCGACAAATCATAGAGGCTACCGATGCCAAAGAAGCAGAGGATAAAGCAAAAGAGGCAGCAGCCAAAGCTAAGGAGGCAGCGGAAAAAGCCAAGGCAAAGAGGGAGAAGGATGCACAGGATAGATTGAAAGCAGGTAGAGAGCTCCGTGACTTTGAACTATCACAGATTGAAGATGCAGGTAAGAGAGAGGAAGCCATAACCAGGGAGAAGTATGCACGTCTACTCAATGACCTGAAGAAGGATGAGAGCAAGAACGCTGCTGAAAAGATAGCCTTCCAAAAGATGTATGAGACTCAGCTACAGAATGAGCTTGATAAGCAGGGTGAGGCACAGAAGCAAAAGCTACTTGACAATGAAAAGAAGGCTAATGATGCTATCCTTCAAATCAAGATTGCACTCATGCCTGAAGGTGAAGCTAAGGAGTTGGCTATGCAGAATGATAAGTACAACAAACTCCGTGAGGCTGCCATTGCTGATACTACACTTACCGAAGAAAAGAGAAAAGAGATACTTGACCTCTATGACCAACAGCGTGCAATGGAGGACCAAAAGAAAGAAGAGGACCGTGCTAAGAAACAGGCAGAGCTTCAGCTATCAATGGCTGACCAAGAGACCCGTGAACTTGAAGCATTGAGGGTTAAGTATGAGGAAGAGCGTAAACTTGCAGAAGGAAATGCTGCTCTATTGCTTGAACTACAGAATAAGTACCTGGATGACCAAGAGAAGATACAACAGGCGGCGGATGCGAGACAGATTGAGGAGGCTAAAAAGAAAAGGGATGCCCTCATCCAAGCAAGCTCCGATATATTCAATGGGGTGAGTAACCTTGCAGGCATGATGATAAAGGACCAAAAGAAACTTGAGAAGTTCAACAAGGCATCGGCATTGGTACAGATAGGTATTGATACAGCCAAGGCTATCTCTGCATTGGTTGCTGCATCATCAGCTAATCCTGCCAATGCTGCCACGTTCGGTGCTGCAGGTGTGGCTCAATTTGCTACCGGTATTATTCAGATTGCAACCAACATAGCCAAGGCAAAGCAGATACTATCTTCAGGAGGTACACCTTCTGCAGGTGGTGGCGGAGGTGGCGGAGGTGGCGGTGGTGCTGAAGCAAGTGGGTCCACTGCCCAGGTAATACCTCAAGCGGCACAGCTCTTCGGTCAAGGTAACACATCCGGAACAATGAGTGCAGGAGGTACATCCACAGAGAGCTCAGCCATGACAGTCACAGCGGTGGTGAGTGAGACAGCCATGACATCCACACAGAATAAGATTAACAGAATTAACAAGAACGCAGAATTATGATAAGCCTACAGTCCACCATCAACAAGATAGAAGCCTTCTACAACTCTCACCTTCAGGTTAAGAAGGTGGGGGCTGACTTCAAGGAGCAGATGACTAACTTTGCTACTAAGGATGAGAAGTATCCTATTGTGTTCATTGTACCGGTATCAGTTAGCAACACTGAGAACACCAACATATTCACCCTTGACATCTATTGCTTTGACATCATCCAAAAGGATAGGGCTAACATCATAACCATCCTGAGTGATACGCATCAGATACTGATGGACCTGTATAACTATTTTACGTTTAGCAATGACCTCAGCATGGATGTATCAGGCATACCTTCATTCACTGCTTTGAACAATGATCTACTTGACTATGCGGCAGGGTACGTGATGACCATTACCTTGGAGGTAGACAACTGGACTGACTGTGATGTGCCACTACAATAAACATTTAGCGGAGCTTTGACAATATAAGTATGAGCATACCTAATTGGTGGGGTGATTGGAGGCAGGGGTTAACCCCTCACACTGGCAACCTACAGAGCACAGACCTTATCGAATGTACACAGATAGTAGCAGGGCAACCTGTTAACACTGTTATCACGGGTCAGCAGATAATCAATGCTGCACCTGGTGGCTCACCTGCATGGGGTAGCATCACCGGAATACTGAGCTCACAGACTGACCTGCAGACTGCACTGAATGCTAAGCAGGATACCTTGGTTAGTGGTACCAACATCAAGACTATTAACGGAGCCTCCGTACTTGGTAGTGGAAACCTAACTGTTACAGGTAGTAGTAACCCTACAACCATTAGCAGTGTAGATGGTACAGGTATTAGTGGACTTGTTAATGCAATCAGTGCAACTGTATTAATACCTGCCAATACTATAATTTCAACCAATACCATTTATATCAAGGCATACATTGACCGTACTGTTGTCAGTGGTTCGGGTGCAACTATTTTAAGGTTCTACACTAATACTTCAAATAGTTTAACAGGTGCTACCTATCTTGGTTCTGGTGCTGCAATGGCGACAACTGTACGATTTCAAAGGTTTGAAAGAAACATTTTTTTTGATGGAACAAATCTAAATTGCTTTCTAACAGGTACCAGTTCAGCTACTGATTACACCGCAAGCGGAATAAGCTTAATACCATTCAACAGTACAATAAATAATTACCTCATATTTGCCGTTCAACATTCAACATCAGCAACGGATATAGCAGCATGGAAAAAAGTAATAGTACAAAATTATGTATAGCGTAACAGTCAATAATATTACCTACACTTTTACCGAATGGGAGGAGATTGATGAGATATACATTCACATATTCACAACTGAGGGTACTACTATATGTATCCCAAAAGATTTGTTAGATGGCACGATATAAAAAGGACGGTAATTTCTATGTCAAGTATCCTACCAGGAGAAAGATGGCAGCACTACTCAAGAGAATTATCATGAGCAAGGGGCTCTATCAGGAGGGCACATTGGTTGACTCGGTGAGAATCAATGCAAGAGTCACAGGATTTGCTAAGCTTGAGATAGAGATAATTGCCATGTATTACTTTATATTTCTGAACAACGGAGCCTATCTGTGGAATGGTGGGGTAATACCTCCCTATGATATTGTCAGTGATTTCACCGACCAAATGAGTAGCAGTGGACTCACCTCAGAAATCTATTCTCAATACACTGAATGGATAACACAAACCTACCCCATGGTTGAAGCGGTTGAGGTATTGGCTAAGGATCAAAAAATTGTATACAACTTCGTGCCTATTGACCCTCCTGCAGGATTCACCACAGGTACTCCATTAGATGTCTAGCTCTTTCTTCATCCCGAGCATATTGAAAACATAGTAAAGCGGTAGACCTCCTATGGCATCCGACTTGGATAGGTCTCCATTGCACAGGTTGTAGATAAGTAGCTCCCATGACCATTTAGCTGTGTTCTTTTCAGGCTCTGTATCAGGCTCATCCTCCTCATCGTCATAGCCTTCCTCGGGTTCGGGTGGTAGTGGGTCCTCAAATAGGTTGATGTAGGTGTTAAGAAACTGCTCACGAAACTTAAGGAAGTCCTTGATAACACCATACACATCCGTGATAGGTAGGTCAAGTAGCTTCTCTGCTCTCTCTTTGCAGTCATATTCATAAGGCTCCCACACTACCTCACCCCATTCATTCTCTTTGGTTTGTCGGTACAGGATAGCTAAGATGTAGGGTAGGTTGATTAGGTAGCCTTGTATGCAAAAATAGTCCAGGTCAATGTACTCATAAAGAGTAAGCTTGTTGAAGGCCTTAAGCTTCATACCCTCCACCTCATGCTTGTAGTTTTTGGAAGGCTCGGAGGTGGACCACTTACAGCTATCCACCAACTCCTGCAGCTCTTCTATGTCAAGCTCATCTACATCTATATCGGTGAGGATACTAATGACCTCACTATTGTAGTGGATGGCTCCCTGCTCTTTATCAATCTTGGCTATCTCCGTCCACTCCTCCAGAGTTACCTCCTTCCAACTGCTTGGGAGCTTGTTGTTTAATTTTTTCACTTATGAATGTTATGTATGGAATAGCAAGACCTGCAGGTTGTTTAGCCAAAAACTTAGCTTTGTGCTTCAGGTGTGCATCAGTGTAGTGCTCAACAGGTCCAAGGTCCTCACGTTTGAAAAACACAGCCAATATCTTAGAGACGTATCCCTTCTCCTTAGCCAATGAATACTTCTCAATGAGCTTTGTATCCCTCACGGTCATCTTCATCTCAGCCTTGTATGTGTAGCCTTCATGCTCAAGGGTATCAATGGTAGGGTATTCAAGTTGCGGATGGCTATTGAACTCCTGCACAATCTTAATAAAGTCCTCAACTTCCATGTCATTGAAGTCCTTTTCAGGTATCCCAAGGTACTCAAATATCTTGAGGTGCTTTTCAATGGGGTCCAGGTTGCTATCACTGCCTAAATCAGTTATCTGCTCAAATTGTTCCACCGTGAGCTCGGTGATTAGGTTAGGTATTTCCTTGTCAAGTATTTTAATCATATGCAAATTTTGAACAAATATAGAAAAAAAACAATATAAACGTGACCGAGTTACCAATCTACACCATTACCATTGACCCTGAGTATGCAGAGGGTGGTGAGGACTTAGGCATTGAGGCTATTGCCTTCACATCTAAGCCTGCTATCAAAGTAAAAGGGATGGCCTTCAACCAACAGACCAAAGCATTGGCTTTCAAAGATGGATTGAAGTACCGTATTACTGCACCTGCCATGATACCTATGGAGATATACCGCAGGGATGACGAGACAGATGAGGAGTACATGGTTAAGTTCACGGTTGAGGAGATAGATGCCATGCATTCTAAGTTCATGCAGCAGTTAGTTAACTCTGCTAAGTTCAACCTTGAACACAACGAAGAGAAAAAAGTACCTGCCTACATTCTTGAGGCATGGTTGGTAGATAAGCCCGAGCTTGACAAAGCATACACTACCTATGGCATCGAGGTGCCTGCAGGTACGTTGATGCTAACAGCTCAAATAACTGATATTGACTACTACAATAAACTGGTTGAAGAGGACCAGGTGGGATTCAGCATTGAGGGCTTCATGGGTATGAAACTAAAATCGAAATATAATATGCAATTACCGGATGGAGAGCACCTCATTGAGGGCAAGATCTACGTGGTCAAGGATGGCCAAGTAGTCGAAATTAAAGAAGAGGAAAAAGTTGAAGAGACCATGGAAGAGAAAGAGGAAGTGGCAATGGCTGATACTGTAGTGGAAGAGGAGGAAGTGAAGGAGGAAGTTGAGGCTGCTGTTGACCCTGCCATGGATGCTGAGGCTATCCTTGCAATCGTTCAACCTATGATAGCTGAGCAAATCAATTCAGTGTTAGCTATAGTAGCTGAGCTTAAAAGTCAATTAGAGGAGGCTCTTGGAGCTGAGACTGAGGTAGAAGAGGAGACTATTGAGATTGATGCTAAGACTATGCTTGCTGAGAACCTAAGAAAGTTTAACCAATTTAATTCTAAATAAAATGCGTAAATTAAAATTCGACCTACAAGTCGACCCAACAGCTTTATTGGCTGCAAACCCTGAGGCATTCTACTCCGCTGCCTACTTAACGTCGGATGTACCTAACAACTTCCGTACTTTGCCTGGTGTTAAATATCAGACTAAACTTGGTACTGTTGTTTTCGGTAATGTATTACAATCATCTACTTGTGCATGGCCAACTCCAGGCTCAAATGATGACTTGAGTGCAGTATTAATTGACGTATGTGCTGTATCTGCTATGGCTCAAATTTGTCAGTTTGATTTAGAGCAGTCATTCGTTTCTTTGCAAATGACTAAAGGATCTAACAGTGACTTCTCTGTAGCATCTTTCATGAACTTCTATTGGGAGACTATGGCTAAGACTGTTGGTCAAGACATCGAGAACATCCGATGGAAAGGTGATACTTTAAGCCCTAACCCTACACTTGCTTTGTGTGATGGTTACGAGAAAAAGTTAACTGCAGGTTTAACACCTCCTCCAGGAGTTACTCCAGTTATCAGCGGTGGTAGCGGTGCTATCGCTAACTTCACAGCTCTTGAGGCTGCACTATCTGCTGCATTTGCTTTATTGCCTGCTGCTGTTGCTGCTAATACTGCTGACCTACGTATCTACCTTCCTACTCAATTGGTTAACATCTACCGATTAGGAGTTGCTTCAGGTAACACCAATGCATACATAACTCAAGATTTGTCTTTGACTTACTTAGGTATCAAAATCGTTCAATGCCAAGGGATGTCAAATGATACTTTCGTTATCACTTTGAAAGATAATCTTATCTATGCATTCGATGCTGAAGGAGATAGCTCTGATTTGCGTGCGGTTAACCTACGTGACACTGTTGCTGAGCCTTACATCCGTACTCGTGCGGATATGAAGATTGGCTTCCACTATGTGAACCCAGGTGAAATCGTTTTCTATCAATAATAATAATCTTGAGCCCTCTGCAAAGGGGGCTCTTTAATACTCTTTAATCATGCCAAATGTTTGCCAAGCATTAGAAGCGGTTGCCAAGAGCTGTGAGAACAACTCTGGTGGATTGCATGGGATTGCTTTAATTCCACAGGATGATGTATTGAATGTATTAGTTAACACCACTAACCCTGGTGATTGGGAAGTGACAGGTTTCACATTAACAACGTTACCTACTCCTGTCATATTCACTGACTACTACATCCGTAGAAATACATCTAACTACACTGAGGAGCTTACTTCCGACCTTGTTAACGGTAGCTCATTCGTTACTCAGACTATTAACTTAATGTTTCACCGACGTGAGATGGCTACTTCACGAGCCATCAAAATCTTGGGATCAGGACAGCAGTACCTATCTGCCATCGTAAAAGATGCTAACGGTAAGTATTGGTACTTCCCTTACTTGCAGTTATCTGCTTCAGGTGAAGGTTCCGGTACAGCCCGTGT